CATGGAGGACGTGTCTTCAACGAAACTGAGCGGGTTCGCCAACGTAGCCACGTACACGATCACGCTGCCGATCGTGCAGGACCTGGAGCGCGGCAAGGAATACGAATTGTGGGTGGGCTTTATCAAATCGGGAAATACATTCGGAGATATTTTGCACATCATCTGCCCGCGGTAGCTGTCGGCAGTTTGCCGCATGGAATGTATATCGGCAGTAATACTGCCGCCGGTATTACTGCCGATAGCAGTATTACTGCCGATAACACGAATTATCGATCGAGGAAACGATGTCCACTTTGACCAGGTTATCCACCTTTAATGATCGCCTGGACCGCCTGATGATGGGGATCCGCACGGATGATCTCTCGGAGACCGACAGGGACGCGGCCATCCGCCACGCGGCGCGCGAATACGGCCAGGACCGCCCGCGGCGGGAGACGATCGAGTTCGCCGGCGACGGCGGCTCGTATTACCTGATGTATGGCAATGCCGAGGACGTGGACGAGGCTGGGCGAGATGCGGGGATCGACCTGGCCAGCAGCGGGGCGGACCAGAAACTTGGCGTGCTGTTCACGCTGGACTACCGAATGGAGGTGCATCAGGTCAACCTGTGGCTCTCCAGGACGGGCACTCCGGCAGGCACGTGCAGCGTGGCGCTATATACGGTGGCGAGCAATCTGCCGGACAAATTGATCGCCACTTCGAGCGACGTGGACCCGGATGGATTGGAGGGCGCGCCGGCGGGGATCTACAACCGGGTGCGCTTCCCGTTCCCGGCGGACGAGATCATCGAGCTGCCGGCGGGGACGTACGCGGCGGTGCTGCAAGCCAGCGGGTATACCTACGCCAATGGGACGACCGAGATCATCCTGGGCGTGGACCAGAGCGGGGTAACCAACACGGTGGTCACCTACAACGGCACGGTCTGGAGCGCCTACGGGACCGATAGCGCGGGGATCATCGAGGTGGTGGCGGGGATCCCGGGCTGGCGTGACGAATCGGGAGCGATCGTGAGCGTGGAATACCCGGCGGCCAGCATCAGCGCAAACGAGCAGCCGCAGATGCTGGAGGACGAGGATTACCGCCTGTTCCGGGCTGCGGATGGTATATGGATTTACTTCCCCAACCACGCGCCGGCGGCGACCGAGAAAGTGCGCCTGACCTACAGCCGGCCCTATTCATGGCTGGAGGCGGCCGACCCGCTGATCGACACGCCGGAGATCCACTTCGAGGCGATCTGCAACCTGGCTGCGGCGATGGCCTGCGAGTGGCTGGCGGTGCGTTACGGGCAGAATCGAGACAGCACGATCAGCGCCGATTCGGTAGAGCGCAGGACCCAGGCGGACGTGTACATGAGCCTGGCGGGCAAATTCCGCAGCGCCTACAAGATGCTGGTCGGGCTCGGGAAGGCGGAGACATTGCCCGGGCAGGTCCTGGCGGACGTGGACTACGCCTACGAGATCGGGGCGGACTTTCTGTTCCACCGCAGGGGCAGGAGATAGCATGGCCGGCCCGATGATCGAATTCGAGATCGACGTGAGCGAGCTGCTGCGGTTGGCGGCGGCGGTCCCGGTGCTGGAGCGGGCCATCGAGGAGGAGGGCGCGCTGGCGATGGAGGAGAGCGGGATGCTGCTGACCGGGATGGTGGCGGCCAGGACGCCGGTCAATTATGGGCTGCTGCGCAGTTCGATCTCCTGGCCGGCGGGCTTCGAGACCCAGGGCAGCATATTAGACACTCTGCGCGGCATCGTGGGCGCCAGCGACAAGCCGGGCACCGGTGGGACCTCCACGGCGACCTACGTGTGGTACGTGGAGGAGGGCACCGGTCCGCACTGGCCGCCGGCGGGGCCGTTGAAATTGTGGGCGATCCGTAAGTTCGGCGACGAGCGGGTCGGCTATGCGGTACAGCGAGCGATCGCTATGCGAGGCACGCGGGGCGCGCACATGTTCCAGAAGGCCTGGAACGAGGGCGGCAGATCGGGCGTGACGCGCATCTGGGATGGCGTGCCGGTGAAGTCGATGGTCAAGTTCAGAGGAGCGGCTTAGGTGGCGTACAACGAAATGACCATCCGGGCGCGGATCGTGACGGTCCTGGAGAGCGTGACCGATGTGGGTCTGGTATACGATTACTCACGCTGGGCCGGCGATTGGGGGAAAACGCTGGAATTGTTCAAGACCACGATAGACGGTGTGGATCAAATTCGCGGCTGGGAAGTCACGTTCCGGAGGCTCCAACAGAGCGTGATCGGCTTCCAGGGCGGCGGGATCGACGACACGATCCTGGTCACCTATTCCTATCGCATTCGGGGATTCTTATCATTCAACGATGCTGACGAATCCGAGAAGACCATGACCGCACTGGCGTTGGCGATTGTGACCGCGCTGGAAGCGGACACGGTGCTGCAGGGAGAAGTTCTGGATCGTGAGACGCCGGTGGTGGCTGAGATCATTCAGGAGGAGCGCATGTTCGCCGGTATTCTGTGCAATTACGTGGAGATGCTGGTGCAGCCGCAGGAGGTGATTTGATGGCGACAATGTACGAGGTGTTGATCGGATTCAACGTGGAGCTGGCCGAGGGCGAGGTCTGGAAGGGCAAGGCCGGCGGCAAGGCCGGCGTCATTTGGAAATACCCCGATGGGCGGCGGGAGGTGCGCTTCGAGCCGGGCGAGCGGACGAGAGAGCTGCCAACGCAGACGGATATCGCCTGGCTGGAGGTGATCGATGCGATCAGGCAGCTTCCCTCTCCCCCTGCGGGGGAAAAGATGGGTCAGGAGGTGAGCGATGAGTAAGCTGGCCGGACGTTTTACCCAGATATTTTTCGCCGGCTACGACCTGACCGGCAGATCCAACCAGTGGGAGTTCAACGACGAATGGGTCTCGGACGACGTGACCGCGTTCGGGGAGGGAGCGGTCAACTCGATCCCGGACCTGCCGCAGGTGCAGGTGAACGTGACGGCGTTCCTGGACCCGGCAACGGCGCAGAGTCACGAAGCGCTGAGCACGCCGGGCGGGTACACGGACGAATCGATCTGCATCCTGATCGGGCAGAACCAGGCGGTGGCGATCGGCGACCCGGCGCTGGCGGTGCTGTGCAAGCAATTCACTTACAACCCTGCCATTGCAACCCGGAGGGCGGTGATCGCCAATGCCAATTTCCAGAGCGCCGGCGAGCGGCCGGGTTACGGCGTGGTGCAGGCGAACGCAACGATCACCAACACGACCAACTTCACGGAGGTGGACAACCTGGCGTCTTCCGCCAACGGCGGGGCGGGATACCTCCAGGTGGCCACGCCGGCGCTGACAGACAGCTACCAGGTAAAGCTGCAGCACGCCGCGACGCTGCCGACCTACGCCGACCTGGCGACGTTCAGCGCCAACGGGCAAAGCCGCACGAGCGAGCGCCAGGCGATCAATGGAACGATCAACCGCTACACGCGGGCGGTGGCGACCCGCACCGGCGCGGCCGGCGACAACTTTAAGCCGGTGGTGGTGCTGGCCAGACACTAATCTCATCGGCAGAAATACTGCCGAGACGGAGGTAAAACGAGATGCCAAAACTTGCAGGAAGATTTTTGAAAGTGTACATCGACAACGGCGCAGGCGCGCCCCAAGATGTCTCGGCGGACATCGATTCGGTGGAGATCCCCGACGAGTACGGTTCGCTGGACGTGACCGGATTCGGCGAGGGGGCGGTCAACAGCATGCCGGGCATGCCCAACCTGCCGATCCGCATGACCGGGCATTTCAACCCGGCGGCGACGACCGGGTTGTTCACGGTGCTGAAGAGCATCGCCGGCCTGTACCAGAGCTCAACGGTCACGGTGCAGGTCGGGTTGAACGCGGCGCCCGTTGCGAACAACCCGGAGTTCGAGGGCGAGTTCTGGCTGGCATCGTGGCCGAAGAGCGCCACGCCGGCCGGGAAGATAGTGATCAACGTCAATCTCGAGGTATTCGGCAGCGCCGCGCCGGCCTGGGGCACCGTATCGTAGCAATGCGGCAATTTGCCGTAAAGGAGAGCTGTAATGGCAGAGGAAAATGTAGTGATCCGGATCGAGTGTAGCCTGCCCGGGCACGAGGGCGGCGCCAACAAAGTTGGCGAGCACGTCGATTTCAAGGGCAAGGGCTGGAAGTACCGGCACCTGCGCCTGTGGGAATCGTCCCTGAGCGCGGATGAGCTGGTGGAGCTGATCGCCGAGCGCATCCTGGGCTGGAAGCTCACAGATGAGGACGGCGCAGGGATTCCATTCCGGCCTGATCCCGAGCAGCCTTTGAAGGAGGCTTTCGACGACCTGCCCGGGCCGCTGGCGCGCTGGCTGGTGAGCATGGCTTACCTGGACGCCTACCGCCAGGCTGGACTGCCGGACCCAAACGCATCATCGCGGCCGCGGGAGCCGGAGAGCTAGGCTTCGAAGCCGGTCGCGAGCAATACGGCGAGATCTCGAGCGGGCTGGAGCGGGCGCTGCTGTGCGAGCGCCTGGGCTGGCGCGTCTTGCCCCACGAGCTGGACGAGATGGATTTGGATCTGCTGCGCGGGCCGCTGTATGAATTGGAGGTATACCGGGCATTCCAGATCAAAGCGCGGGATTTGAACGCGCTGAGCGCCGGGCAGCTCGACCTGGTGGCGTGGGTGGATGAACTAAAAAATATTTTTGGCTATTGATGAGCGCAGCCTGTACTGATAATAAGGGTTATCGGCACATATGACGATCTCTGAAAACATCATCCTGACGGCGCGCAACCAGACCAGGCAGGCACTGAATGACCTGGAGCGCGACGCGCGCAAGGCAGGCGGCGCGCTGGATAAGGGCCTGGCGCAGGGAGCGCAGAAGGCGGGCAAAGCCACGGCGGAAGCCAGCAAAGGCGCACTATCGTTCCAGCAGTCGCTGATGGGTGTTGCTAAAGGGGCTCTGGCCGCGGCGGGGATAGCCTCTGCTGGCGTAGCAATCAAGAAAGCGTTCGATCTGGGCAGAGAGGGGGCTCAGCTCGAGCGGACGCAGGAGAAGTTCGACCGGCTGGCGCGGTCGATCGGAACGACAGGCCAGGCTCTATCCAGGGATTTGCAGGCTGCCACGCGCGGCACGATGAGCCGCATGGAGGCGATGGCCTCGGCGACCGACTTCCTGAGCCTGGGGTTGGCCAAGACGCACGACGAGGCGGTGCGGCTGACGCGCGTTGCCGCGGCGCTGGGGATGAACATGAACCAGCTCGTGCTGACCCTGACCAACAAAACCACGATGCGATTCGACGCCCTGGGCGTGGCAGTGGACGGCTTCGAGGATAAAGTTAAATCACTGGAAGAGGCCGGCTACAGCGCCGACGAGGCCTTCAAGCTGGCCTTCATGCAGCAGGCCGAGGAGCAGATCGCCCGAGTGGGCGACGTGGCGGACACCAATGCCGGCAAGATCATGAAGATGGACGCCGCTATAGCGAATATGTCCGACACGCTCAAGATGAAGGCAGCGCCGGCGGTGGCGACATTTGCCGAGCTGGTCACCGACATGCTCGAGCTCAAAGCCGAAAATTGGTTTAATGAAGGGGCGGATGCAGCCGCCAAATTCATCAATAATCTATTTGGATTGAAAGATGAGACCGAGGAGGTCACAAGGGCGACAGCTCGATTTGATGAGGAATTGGCGCCTGGAGAACTGACGCGCAGGGCGCTTGCCCTACAGGAATTAGAAATGGCCGAAAAGCGCGCGGCCGAACAAACGGAGCGGCTCAAGCAGGAGATGAGCGATCTGCAGTTGATGATTGCCGGCCCGCTCGGCAAAGCCAACGAGGACTTCATCGAGAAGCTGGATGCGCTCAAGGGCAAGGCAGCCGATCTGCGCGGCCAGATCGACGAGCTGGAGGGCAAGAGATATCTGACCAGAGGGCAGAAAGAGGAGTTGGAGGGGCTGCGCTCCGAGTTCGGCGAGGTTCAAGCGGCCATCGGGGCGACGGCGGACGCCCACGACGAGGCGACAAAGCGCATCCTGTTCAACATCCTGACCCAGCGGGCGGAGATCGGCGGACTGAGCCAGGAGGAATACAACGCGCTGGTGAATATAGCCCAGGGCTGGGGGCTGGTGGACCAATCGACCGCGACGGCAATGCGCACCGCCGATTTGTTCTTCCAGGGCGTTGCGACGGGAGCGGATCTATCATTGGAGGAGATCAAGGAGCTCGATCGCTGGATGCGAGGGCTGCCCAGCTACCACCAGTTCACAATCAACACATCGTATACCTACACCGGCACGGCGCCGTATACGCTGGGGCCGATCGCCGAGCGGAGACGGAGAATCGAAGGGCAGCAAGG